ATGGAGATGTCGAAGGAAGAGGCCAAGGAGTACAACAACGGGCCGTCTGAATCCGAAGCTCCGAAGTATCCCTGGGGACTTTGCATCCAGCTCAACGATGAGTCTCTGAAGAAGCTGGGCGTCGACAAGCTGCCGCAGGCCGGCACCGAGGTCACGCTCATCGCTAAGGCTCAGGTCAGCCGCGTCGGCGAGAACCAGACCCAGGGCGGCGAGAGTGAAGCGTCGATGGAGCTGCAGATCACCGACATGACGATGTCAACCGGAGCGGACGATCTGCTCTCGAAGCTCTACGACGGCAAGTAAGTCAACCCTCGCAACAATTCCTACTCGCAACTGAACGGAGAACACTCGATGAGGAGATATCTAGTCTTCCTCTTGGCGGCGGTGTGCGCGATCGGCGCCGGCGCGCAGAACGGCATCATTCACGGCAATGGCGACCCGCGCACGCTGCACCCTGCGCCGAACTGCGCGTCGAGCCGCTTCTACGTCGACGACTCCACGCAGGATATGTACCAGGCCAACCGGGGATCGCCATGTGTGTGGGCGCCCGCCGGCGATGCGGCGAACCTGCCCGGTGTTGCGTCCGATGGCGCGGACGGGATTGCGGTAGCCGGCGGGTTTGTCGGCCAATCTTCTCAGGGGGAACTGAACGGAGCAAAGTTTGCGTCACCGGAAGCGGCCGTCACTGCGGCGTGCGCAGGCAGTCACGCGGTCTACTTCCCTGCTGGCGTTTATTCAACGACAGGCCTAGCGGTTTGTTCAGGCCTTAAAATTCGCTGTTCTTCGAGCGATTTACTTGGTGCGCAAGGCGTGACTTTTCAGGTCACCGGGGCAAACTGGGGCCTCTTTAACCCGAATGCTTCCCTGACCAGCGGTACCAATTCGGTGCGCAACCTATCGGTGACGGATTGCAATTTCGATATCTCTGCTAACCCTTCCGCGCTCGGAGCATGGACTACGAAGGGGATTTCCTGGTCAAGCTTCGTCGGCAACAGCATCACCACGAACAACAATCCGAATCCGGCCATCACCGAGGATGGGGGAAACTACGCCTTCAACAGCGGGGATTACGACAACACCTTCATCGGCACGAATATCTATAACAAGGGAACGGTGCCGCGCGTAGGTACGGGCTATCTTCTGACTGGCGTTGGCGGCTCGAACAGCAACACGCACGTGGGCGGATCGATCACACGCATGAATACCGTGATCGATGCCGAGAGCGCCAACAACAACATCTTCGATGGGATTGACGCCGAGAACTGGTATCAAACCGGCATCCTGCTAACGTCTGGCGCAGCAGGAAACGCATTCCGGCGCTTCCGGACAGAAACCAACCTATTGCCTTGGGCGGCCAATGCCACCCTGGTCCTTGGACAGCAAAAGGTGGATTCAAACGGCAACATGCAGATCGTCACGACTGCCGGAACAACAGGGGCCACTGTACCTGCATGGGCTCCGGACGTAGTTGATTCGATCACCACAAGTGGCGGTTGCACGATCGTCGGCACCGTAGGTCAAACCGTCCTTCTGACGTCATTTAATAATGGCTCTTCGGCGACGGCCACCGGAACGCTCACTCTTGCTAATACCCTCACCGGAGCATCTTGGGTAATCACTTCGGCGGGAACAGGGGCGACAGCTGCACCGACCTCGGCGACGTGCAGCGCGGGGACCGTCAGCAGCGCAAGCGGAACGGCAGCGCTCACGACTACAGTCGGCACTGTTGGGCAGACCATCTCTGACGGCACGGTCACCTGGACGCTTAGCGTAATTGCACCAACGGACGTGATCGCCACCGGCTCCAATAGCAACCTGGTGGATGTCTATATCTCCGGCTATGAAACCGGCATCGTAGATCAGACGGGAAAGAACACCTATACCAGCCCACAGATTTTCGGTGCGACGGCCACAAATAAAGCTAGAAACGTGGTGATGTGGGGGGCAAACAATAAAGCCGTAAACATCGGAGTCGGCCATACCCCCAACATGGCCGACGGTGCAACCCTGAACGGGAACATCGACGCCACCGGAGAAGTTCAAGGCTCGAAAGCTTTACTAATTTGCAACTCATCCCTAGGCTGTCCGGATACCGGGGGCAGTTACACAAAGATGACTTCGCTTGCCACATCGGCGCGAGCGGTGGTCTTTCCTGATCAGGCTGGCACTGTGTTGCTCTCTGGCAATCCCGCCGCTGTGTCGAGTGTTGCGATTGCAGGCGGAACGCCGATGACCAGCCAAAGCAGCGCCAACAGTCAAATCGTCACATGTCCAACTGGAGGCTCTAGTACCCAGTACTGCGGTGCCGATGGCCTATGGCATAACGCCTTGCCGGGAGGGCCCGTTGCAAGCGTCGCGTCTTCGACCTTTTCAAGCACCTCTGCCACTGGGTTCACGACGTTCTATACGACTGCAGCGGCTGGCAACTATCGAATCTGTGCAGCGGCTGTGGTGACGGTCGCGGGAACAGGAACGGGCACTTTTCAAGCCTTCTTCACTTACACCGGTGATGGGCATACATTCTCCCCGGCCTTAGGCGTGACCATGCTGGTCGCTTCCCAGTGGGTCTCGAATGCAAACGGGGGTACGAATAACTGCTCCGTCTTTTATGCGGACACCGGAACTGGCGTGAGGTGGGACTTCAGTCCGGTCGGATCGGTGACAGGCGCTCCCACGATTCGATATTCGTGGTCGCTCGAGTACCTGAATCCGTAACGACTATGACCAACAACTACGACCCAATCGATATTCGCGGGCAGGAGCTCTCGAAAGAGGAAGCCGATGCTCGCGCACGAGTTCTCCGCGAGACAGAGATCGCTGATGTGAAGTGGCTGATGAGCTCTTTGCGCGGCCGGCGTATGGTGTATCGGCTGCTCGAGACCTCCGGAGTGTTCCGCATTTCCTTCGATCAGAACGCCATGAGAATGGCCTTCAACGAAGGCAGGCGAGACTTCGGCAATGAGCTCTTTCGCGAAGTGATGAACGTGTGTCCGGAGATGTTCCAGGTGATGCAGAGAGAAGCCCGGGACAACAAGGAGCAGCAAGATGGAACCAAACGCGACGGCAACGGCAACCCCAAATCCAAGTGAAGCCGCGGCCTCAGTAGAGGCGCCCGCAACATCGCTGTTGACACAGGTCGACGGCGAAGCGGGCAAGCAGACACCGACTGCAGAGACTCAGACGCCGCCAGCGACTGAGAAGCCCGCAGCAGAGACACCGACGGAAAAGCCGGCGACTGAAAAGCCCGCCGCTGAAACGCCTGCCAAAGTTGCGCCCGAGAAGTACGATTTCAAGGCGCCTGAAGGCATGCAGTTCAATCCCGCGGTGCTTGACGCTTACTCGGGCGTGGCCAAGAAGGCCGGGCTCACGCAGGAAGTGGCGCAGGAACTGATCGACACGGTGACCCCGGCGATTGCCGCGGCCCAGGTCGAGCAGATGAAGGCGACCCACAAAGAGTGGACCGATGCTGCAACCGTCGACACAGAGTTCGGCGGCGAGAAGCTGAAGGAAAACCTCGGAGTGGCTCGCAAGGCTCTCGATGCATTCGGGACGCCGGCACTGCGCACGCTGCTGGATACGACCGGTTTCGGGAATCATCCGGAGGTTCTCCGGCTGCTCTACCGCACCGGCAAGGCGATCAGCGAGGACAGCAAGCTGGTAGTGGGTCAGCGCGGTCGATCGACCGCCAAGCCCGCGACCGCGGTCCTCTATGACAACACCGCCACTGAGGCGAAAGGATAAGGGGAAACATGTCGATCCTTCGACGTTTGTTGCGCGCAGGCGTGCCGCTCAAAGCAGCGCGCGCCTGGGCAAACCTGCCCGCAGTAGCCGGGCACTCCACCCTCATCGATATAGCGAAGTCGCTCGATCCGGATGGCAAGGTCGCAGTTGTGGCCGAGCTTCTGAATCAATCGAACGAGATGATTCGCTACATGAACTTCATCCAGGGCAACCTGCCCACCGGCCACAAGGCTGTGGTGCGCGCAGGCCTGCCCACTGTCACCCTGCGCCGCTTCTATCGTGGCGTCGCGGTGTCGAAATCTGGACGCGCCACGATCGAGGACGTCTGCGCCATGCTCGAGGGTCGGAACGAGATCGACAAGGCCCTGGCTGACCTAAACGGCAACGCGCAGGCCTTCCGTATGTCGGAGAGTCTGGCGTTCATCGAATCGATGAACCAGACCTACGCACAGCAGATGGTGTACGGCGACACCTCCACCAACAAGGACGGCATCCTCGGCCTGGCGCCGCGCTACAACTCGCTTTCTGCGACCAGTGGCGCGAACATCATCTCGGCCGGCGGATCCGGCGCCGACAACACTTCGGTGTGGCTGGTGGTCTGGGGTGCGAACACCGTGACCGGCATCTATCCGAAGGGTTCCCAAGCCGGCCTGGTGCAGGAAGATCTGGGCGTGATCGACGCTTTCGATGCATCGAACAACCGCTTCCGTGCCTATGCGGAACGGTGGGAGTGGAAGTTCGGTCTGCATGTGAAGGACTGGCGGTACGTGGTCCGCATCGCGAACATCGATATCTCGGATCTCGCGGGGCAGACGGGCACGCAGGCCATCACCGCTGCGACCTGGATCAACAAGCTGATGATCAAGGCTCTGGCGCGCATTCCCTCTATGGGGATGGGCGTTGCGACCTTCCTCGCCAGCCGCACCGTGAAAGAGATGCTCTCGATCGGCGCGCTCGACAAGAGCCAGAACGCCCTCAGCTTCACCGCGGCAACCGACCAGTACGGCAAGGTGAGCCCGGGATCTGTGGCTGGCCAGGGCACAGGCATCCAGGGCGGGCAGCTGCTCTTCCAGGGCGTCCCTGTTCTGACCGTCGACCAGATCCTCGCCACAGAAGCTGTCGTCAGCTAACTGAGCTTCCCAGACCAGAAACGTCTTTTCAGCCGGGCCGCCAAGCGCGGCCCAGAAGCGAGATACGCAAATGTTGCGAAACCTTCTCGTCAATGCAGTGCTCCTGGCCGCGGTGGTCTGGGGCATGCTCGACAACGAAATCATCTTTGCTGAAGCGCAGGCCGTCACAGCGACCGGCGACACGGCATCGACCAACGTCTACGATTGCGGCGGAGCGAACGGCCAGGGCGACGCCGGCCAGACCGGCGAAAACCTCTGGGTGCAGGCCTTCTGCTCGACCAGTGCCACTTCCGGCGGCAGTGCGACAGTGCAGGCTGTGCTCCAGGATTCTGCCGACAACTCGACCTTCGCCGATGTGATCGCCGGCGCCGTCGTCGCAGTGGCCAGCGTGACCGCAGGCACGGCTCTGCTGCAGGTTCAGCCGCCTCCAGGCATGCGCCGTTACTGGCGGGTGGTCTGGCGCGTGGGCACTGCGGTTCTGACGGCCGGCAAGTTCGATGCTTTCGTGTCGAACACGCTGCAGCGGAACATCGCACGCACCAGCGGTATTCCTGCAATCAGCTAACTCTGGAAAGGTGAGCAGTGGAAGTCTCGGCTGCTCACCTTCCTTTTCAAACCCCATCTTGCTCGTGCTTGTTTGCACGGGCGGAAAGGAACCGATTTTTATGGCACCGAGGAAAAAGGCAGCAGCATCAACCGATCCTGGCGTAATCCAGGTTCGCTCACTGGTCGACCACACTGAGCCCGGCACGCAGATCTATCGCACCGCGGGCGAAGTGTTCCAGCACGCGGGCGATCCCTACAAGCATGTCGAGCTCGATGAGAGCACTGTCGAAGACGACGACGAAGAAGGCTAGCAAAACAGAAGGGCTGAGCGCGCTCTGCTCTTGGCCCTTCGCAAGTTCGAGGATCCGCGAATGAATGACGTCACGATCTGCAATCTGGCTCTGGGGCATCTTGGCGACATCGCCAACGTGAAGAGCATCAATCCTCCGGACCAGTCGGTGCAGGCACAACTCTGCAAGCGCTTCTACCCGGCCGCGCGCAACGCGCTGCTCGAGATGTCGAGCTGGGGATTTGCGACCGTGCGGGCCAAGCTTGCCCAGGTCGGCAATCCGACGCTCGCGATCGCACAGGGCGTGGATCCAGCAGCGACCCAGGGCACCTGGCAGTTTGCTTACGCACTGCCGAACGATGTCATCAACGTGATCTCGGTTCTGCCGGCCGAGGCGATCGACGACTACGAGGCGCGCTTCTGGCCTTTCGATCAGACCTCGTTCCCGCCGTTTCCGCAGGGCTACGTGCCGGTGCCGGGAGCGCTGGCCTATACGCCTCAGCCGTTCGTGATGGAGACGCTGGCCGATGGTACGCAGATCATCCTGACTAATGCGTGCAATGGGGTGTTGCGCTTTACCAGGGCCGTCACCGATACGACCAAGTACTCGCCGCTGTTCTCGCTCGCGCTGAGTCATTTTCTGGCTTCGATGCTGGCGGGGCCGTTGATCAAGGGCGAGACGGGTGCGGCCGAGGCCAAGCAGCAGCTGGCGCTATTCAAGGCCGTCGAAGGATGGGCCGAAGCCAGCGATGCGAATCAGCGCAAGCTGAACATTGAACCGTCGCCGAGCTGGATCCGGGGACGATAGATGGACGCTGAGACGAAAGAGCGCAACTACCGATCGCACAAATGGAAATCGGTGCTGCAGAGCACGCCAAGCGTTTACGAGTGGGTTTGTTACTGCGAGGACTGCGGTTGCGAGAACATGGGCGATCCGGCCGAGTTCCCCGAGCTTGAGTATCCGAACTGCGGATCAGAAGGAGACTAGATGGGATTGCTTGAAGAGCTGCTTCCGAAGTACCGCTGCCACAAGGTCGTGAGCGCGGCAAAGATCGTCAGCTTTGGGGTGAAGCCTGCGCGCGTTCGCTCAGCGGGCCAGGCTCTGATGGTCGAAGTGACGATTCCGAAAACCGATGCGCATCCGTCTGGCGTCACCCGCTTCTGGGTTGAACCCGTCGAAGGCTACTTCGGCAAGCATCGGCCTGAAGTGGGCGGCTACTTTGTTGTGTACGAGGACGGCTATCAATCGTTCTCTCCCGCGAAGGCTTTTGAAGAAGGCTACGCGCTGCTCGAGGAACGGTAGATGGAGCTCCGCACAAAGGATGACCCTGAAGCGAACGGCCGCAAGCCTCAAATCGGCGAGCAGCGCTTTTCTCTGACGTTCCCGCTAGAAGACGGGCAGAGCCTGGTAGTGCACATGGGCAAGGAGAGCATGAACTACTTCGAAAGCTTCCTTGCGCAGATGATGTTTGACGATGCGAAAGACGAAGGCCGCTGATGGCGAACATGCGCACGTACAACCGGAGCTTTGCCGGCGGCCAGATCTCTCCGGAGATGTTCGGCCGCATCGATGATGCCAAGTTTCAGGCTGGCGCGGCCAGGCTGCGCAACTTCATCGCGGCGCCCACCGGCACGGCCGACAATCGGCCCGGCTTCGCGTTTGTCAAGGCGACCAAGTCGAACGGCCAGGCGCGGCTGATCCCCTTCACCTTCTCGCTCAATCAGACGATGGTGATCGAGCTTGGCGATCGCTACGCGCGCTTCCATACCAACGGAGAGACGCTCGAGTACGACCAGGCGGCCAT